GCCGGGGACGCCGACGCTACCCGTCAGGGTGCCAGGGACGATGCCCGAGATGGTGCCCGAGATGGTGGACTGGTCAGCGGAGAATACCCCCGAGATGGTCCCGAAGGTCGAAGCCGTCGAGGTGATCGTCGCGTCGGGCATGGCTTAGACGGTGACGGAGTCGATGACGTTGACGCGGAAGATTTCGGTGCGCGAGATGGTCGAGCCCGGGAAGACGAACTTGATGTCCCACTTGCCGAGGCCGATAGCCCAGTCAGCGGTCGAGCCCGGGTAGGTCACCGTGAAGGACAGGCCGTCTCCGGCCTTGGTCACCGTCATCGCGTAGACGTTGCCTTGGCGGTCTTCGAGGGACGAGCTGATGGTCGTCGTCAGGAGGTTGGCCGGACCCGTAGCCCCGGGCGTCCAGGTAAAGGTGCAGGCGAAGGTGTTACCCTGCGAGACGGTTACTTGATTAGTGCAGCTCATCGGGTCTTAACCTTGCCCCGATTGGAAGGGTCAGGCGTTGACGATGTCGTACCACCAGTCGGACGCGTTCATCGTGTAGCCCGGGTAGGCCCACATCCCTTCGAACCAGGCATAATTGAGGCATGAGTCGAACTCATTCGCCAAGGCGACTTCGTAAAGGGTAGGCGTCGGAGCGATAGCGCCATCGACAAAAACAGTAGGGAGAAAATGCTGGATCGGAAGGTCGATGGGGCCGACCAGATACTGCGTCACGTCCCAAGAGTTGGTGGTATCGTTCCAGTCCAGTTGAGCGATCTTCTTATAGGTGTAACCGATGTTCATCGGGTACGGACCGCTAAAAGTAACATTTCCGGCATTTTGATAGATGGAGTTGGCAATCCATTGTGTGCCTCCCTGCTGAAGCAGGATAGGTGCGATGTTCACGTCCGCCGCGTCGAAGACCGCGACAAAGGGCTTCTCGGCGTCGATGGTGCGACGGGCGGCGTGCCATCCGTCTTGGTCCCACCAATCAATCTTCGAGATGGTGACGAGGACGGACTTCCCCGATGCGCCGACAGGCAGTTCGATCTTGCCGTTGCCCGCCATCCATTCGAAGTCCGGGCCGTCGGTAGCCGTGCCAGCCGTGCGCGTGCCGTTGGCGTAGACCGCCCAGTCGATGATGCGTGCCTGTTTCTCTGAAGTGAAGAAAGTGCCGCCGACACCGCCACCCGTATCTTCGGGCCTAAACGGGAACAGGCTCCAGGTATAATTGCAGACGCCCTTGTAGGTCTTCAGGAAGAACTTGGTCGCTGCGCCTTCTCCTTCAGCAAAGACCACGCATTGGAACTGCTGGAAATTATTCGAAGTCTTGTCCGGGAACGGGTCGGACGTGTCCAGAGTGAACCCGTGCGAGGACGAGTCGAAGTTATAGCCGACGCCGGGTTGAATCTTCATCAGGCGTTAGCGTAGACCGCCGAGTTGTAACCTTCGCGGTTGAAGCGCAGCTCATACTGGACCTTGTAGAGCAGGCCGAAGTCCTCGAAGGACACCTGAGCCAGGAGCAGTTGTTTTTTGCCACTGATTTCAAAGGCCGTGCCCATGTAAGTCGGCACCAAGCTCTTTGACGCGAAGGAGCCGTTGCCAGAGGTCTTGCCAACAGCGTTCCGCAAGTTGATGACTAAGGCCGAGCTGCTAGTGTAGAAAACGCCAGACAGTGAACACTGAGGGGCGAGATAGTTCGTCTTGCCGTAGAAGTCTTTGAACTCGGGTTTCTTGAAGCCGAGGAACTTTCGGCCGATAGGCTTCTCAAACGTGGCTCCGTTGTTGCCAGCGTATTCATCAGTAGCACCTGTCACGGCGGGGTAGGCAGGGGTCGCAATCGAACCAGTGCCAACGCCCGCAATCGGTGAACCCGAAAAGCCTAGCGCGGTGGCGACCTCAAAGAAGTTGGGGTGGGTCGTGATGCTTTCCGACGTCAGCCCCTGCGAGCCGGTGATTTGCGGATCGGTCGAGGCGCCGTAGCCAGGGTTGATGCCCACATAGTCCACCGAGTAGGTAGCGATGCCAAGGTTTTCAAAAGATACTGAATACTTGTGAGCCTTGCAGTAAGAGTAGGCCCCCTGCGGGCAAGCCGACCCACGGTTAATCGTGCCACCGATGGACGCCGTGATTGCGGCCTTGAAGACGATGGTGCCCGTGGCGAGTCCGTAGCCATCCTCTTGGAACTTTGCCCCAGGCTGTTGGAGTACGGTTGTTAGGTTATTACCAGTATCGACGCGTGCCATAAATTATTTGGATTGGGTGCCTTTGGTGAAGTCGCCTTGACCGGCGGGAGTGCTGCCGGAGATCTTCTGGAGCTCGGCGAGCTGCGCCAAAGCGATTTCGTTCTGCTGGGCCATGGCCTCTAGCACCGGGTTAGGTCCTACGCCGATGACGTTGCTGAAGCCTTCGGGGCCTTTGAAGGGGGCAGATTGTCCTGGCAAAGGGTTTTCTCGACGCTGAGACATCAGCGCAGTTTGAACAAACATCTGAGCCTCTTGGCTTTTAGATAACATCCCAGCCGCGCTCTCGTCTGATCCTGTTAATTTTTGAAGACCTTTAAGCCAAGAAGGTAATTGTTCTTGAGCCTTGCCGCCTTGCTTAGTGTACAAATAAGCTCGACCAATTGGGTCATTTAAAAGGAAGTCTTTTGTAATCTCTTCACGCGACATGGCGGCCTGTTCCTTGTTCTCTTTATCTTTCTTTTCGTTATCACGCTTCCTTGCGTAGTAACGGTCCTCGGCAGACATCAGCTCGTTGGTTCCGTCAATGGCTGCCTGATTGGCCTCTTCACGCTTCTTTGCATTGTCCGCAATCATCTTGCCGATTATAGAGATGGCAGCGGTCAGCAGCGCCATAGGCCCGAGGAAGGAAAGGAAGATGTCCTTGAATGACGTGCTAAACTTCTTGCCAATGTCCTCGACCTGTTTGCCGAAACCAGTCGTGGCCTGCTTGGCCTTGTCCATCGCCTGCGGGACGTCGGAGGTCGTCTTGATGTTGACTGTCAGGTCTTGGGCCATGTCAGGGGGTGCTTTCCTTTGCAGGATTGGAAGCAGCCGCCGCGGCGTCCCGGGCTTCCTCCTCGGCCATGAAGTCTTCCTCCTCGGGCGACATGATCGCCACGTCCGCACCCTTACGGATAGCCAGGGCGGAGTTGAGCCAGATGGCTTGGCACTCCGGCATCTCCCAAGCCCGCTGCTCAGGGATGCCCGACGCGATCAGGTTGGCCACGATGGACAGCGGCCAAGGCACCCCCTTGTCGCCGCCCCCTGACTTGGTCTTGGTCTGCTCCCAGAACTTTGGCCAGTCCTGGACGAGGATATATCCGGCGAAGGCTTCCAGCAGGCGCTCGAACTTGGCGGGGTGATGGCTTAGGGTGACGATGCGAAGTCGGTCACGCCAGCCCACCTCCCCTAGCTGCTCTTCGGCGCATACTTGGCAGGCGAAGATAAGGTCCGCAGGGGTGATGCCGCGGGAGCCGGTGACGAGCGGCGAGTCGAAGGCCATCAGGCGCACCCGGTACTTCAGGCACCAGGGGAAAAGAGTTCGACCCAGAATCCTAAAAGGAGCCGGGTCGACGTAGGCGTTGAGGAAGCGACGGTCCACGCCGTCTATCCTAATCTGATTACAGGCGAATCAATCAGGTAATTCCTTCGTAGTCGATGGCCGTAATGGACACAGACGTGAAGCCCTTATTGGAACCTTTGTCGTCAATCTTGGTAATAGTTCCAGAGAAGGAAACCGAAGCCGAGCCGGCCGGATAGGCGGAGGCGGTGTTGGTCGTGAAGGCGAGCGTGGCCCCGAGGATGGGCATGGTCGAGGTCTTGGCGATGCCTTCGATGGTGATCTCGCTCTTGCGGTCATCGAGGCGGTGCGTCTTGGTCAGGCCCGTCTCGTCGACCACAGTGGCCTCGGCGTTAAAGGAGGACGAGAGGCTGTAGCTCTGGACGAAGAGGTTGGTGACAGTACCCGCGACTCCGTAGATACAGGTGGTTCCGTTTGAGATGGCGGCCATTTGTAATTGCAGGCTTTGGAATTGTCTTAGGCGGGCAGAACCACCAGCACGTCAAACGAGAAGGAAGTCGCCCAGGAGCGCTCGTCGATGCCTTCGTCTTCGGACTGCATCGTGACGTCGTAACAGGCCGCGTCGGTCGAGGTGACGAAGGCCGCCTTGATGCTGGTCAGGTCGCGCATATTGCCGGACAGGGCGGCGCAGCGGGCACGGTGATCGGCGAGGGTCGTGTCGTCGGCGTTCGAGAATAGGGTGATGCGGACCGAGCAGCTGAAGTTGCCTTCGCCCTCGGGTAGGTCGGCAGGGCTCCGGGCGGACTCGCAGAGGACCACGGCCTTGGGCAGGGTCTGGGTCGCGGCGCTGTCGCCCGTCAGGAAGGCCACGGAGGTCAGCCCGGTCTGGGTGGAGAGGTAGGTGGCCAAGGTGGCCTCTACGATGTGGCGGATGGATTTGGTTCCCATAAAGGTTATTTGCTGTTGGCTTCGTCGATGGTTTTCCCGAGATGCTCTTTCACGCGTGCCTTCATCTGCCTGACGCGGTTGGCGTAGACGAGGCTGAGCACATCCGCATCGGTGGCGATGTTCGCTATATTACCGAGGATGTTCGTGACGCTGACGTCGACGTTCTTTTCGGTGGCCGATACGGTGTTCTTTCCCTGGACGCCGGTGTGCTTGTTGATCCAAGCAACACTAAGCAGGCCGACGCCGAAGTTCTTGGGGATGCCATTGATGACAGGCTTAGGCAGGGAGCGAAGGGCGGAGGCCCACCCAGACTTGATGCGGCCGACCATCTCCTGGCGTTCGCGGATGTAATCCTTGAGTTCGGC